TCCTATACAAGTTTAGCCTGATTACAAAGAAAAACTGGTGCTCTCAACATCTTGGAAAGAGTTAAGTTTTTTATTAAAATTAGCTCGTTGGTTATCTTACAACCTGATGTCCATTTAGTTTAAAGGTAAACTGCTAATTTTAAATATTATCTTTATAAACAGTTGTAATCTGCAAGAGAGATAAATTCCTTATAGTATGCTCAAGAATTTATCTTTAATCTCTACCATGGTGCATACCCATGTGTCTAAGATTACAACTGTTACAAAGAATTATTTGAGTACCCAACAGTTTGTTACCTAATTGGTATGTTGAAGTTATTTCCTACTCAAATAGGGAGCTGTTACACTCCCTTAATTTTAATTACCATTATGTATTAGTTTAAAGTCTTCAAAAGATAAACAACGATGTTGTCTAACTTTATTAGTATCAAACCAACAATCAACACCATTAGTTCCTTCTTGGTAGTTAACCAGTACAGAATTAGGTTCAAGGTAATACTTTTCAATAATTGTTTTCATAATATTTGCTATAAGATTAATTACTTTGTTTGGAAAAATGAGACAGTGAAAAGAGCAAAATAATGTGGGAACATATTAGCACCCACATTATCAGACAGTTACAATACAATAAACTCACAACTCTCGCCAGTATTATGAGTGTATCAGGTGAGCAATTAGGTAGTTAAAAACTACCTAATATTGCATTACCATCCTTACTAGATAGTCTGTAGACAGTAAACTTCTTACCATCCTTGCTAGTCTTTTCATCTGCAATAGGACTGATGTCAACACCTTGATGTTCTGCAATTAAACATATAAGTTTCATTGCATTACTGCTGTACTGATCATTTAAAACTGCTTCAATGTCAGTAGTGTTGGCTGGCTTGCCATTAAATTCATAATGTCTCATTTTATTTAATTTTTTTGATTACAATTTTAGGTGGGGGGATGTTTGGTAGGTGGTACCCACTTTCACACACTAAATAATTTTTAGGGGTGGGGGTATTATATAGACGAGGGTTATTATAATTAGGGTGGGGGTATAATAGCTTGAAGGGTTTTCCTCTTTTATAAAAACACCTTTCCCAAGCAATCTATTGCTGCGCCAGCCGCAGTGACTGATGAAGTACTTCAGTACTGAAGAAGGAACGAACAAAACTTTACTTTTGTTTCACTTGTTAATATCTTTTACAGAATTTATTTGCATTCTATAGAAATAAAGTTTTATATTTGTTTATAAATTAATAAATTATAATAAGTTATGGAACAATCAAAAGCACAAGCTATCCACAAAAAGATTGATGGTCTTGGTGAAGGAATGGCTAGAAGATTAATGGAAGTGTATAATGAGTTAGCTAACAATAGATTTGTTGTTGCTACTTTAGTACATCAGAATTTAGAATTTTATCCTGAAGTTAATGAAGAAGAAGTATTAGAAAAAATACAAGATTATTTCTTAGTAACTGACAAGGTAGCAATTTATGTACCAGAAGAAGAGTTTGTTAAATTTAATTTGATTACAAGAAACTATAAGCTGGAAGATGCAACAGAGGAAGGTAAGTTCACGTTTAAATATCAAGGTATAATTACTGAGGACACTGCAGATCATACTGTAGAGGCAACTAATGAGCAGCATGCTTGGCAGTTACTCAGAGAAATCTTGATTAACAATGAAAAGAATAAACAATCTTAATACACTGTTTTTTGGGGAAGATCTAGAATACCTGCTGATGGTAAAAGATAGAGTGGTTAATTATATAGACACAAGTAAAAGTATGTATAGTTACCACTCTATTATCTGGGCAGATGAGAAGGGTTGGTACTTAACTATCAATGTGTACAGAAATGATGATTTAAAATTAATAGAATGAGTCCAAAGATATATGAGTTTGATGATGAGGAGTTAGCCATCTCATACTATAGGAATATGCTACACAAGATAGCTAGTATCTCAGAACTATACCCAGCTATGTGGTATGAAGTAGTATTGCAGTCTTCAAACTTAACAGGTCATCACTTGGTTACTATACATATAGGGATGACTACTAAAAACAAAGAAGTAGATATAGATGCTTTTGAAATGCCTTGAATCACTTTACAAAGAAGTACCTGTGAAAGACCAGGAGGGCAATGTTATTGATATTAAGGAAGTACCAGTAAAAAGAAACTTTACAACCTTGATGGATATAGAGGAGGAGGATATATTAGCAGTAAAGCAGCACTATAATACTAAAGGTCAAGTGTACAAAGACAGATGTATAATTAATCATAGGTATTTGGGAAATATGATAATTAAGCATAAATTTGTAGATATAGTTAAGATAAGACAAACAAATAAATTTAAAGTTACAGGTTATGGATCAAGAAAATAAAGAATACATTGGTAGGTATGTAGCTCTTCTAGAGGATAAGGTAGAAAGATATAAGAAAGAGATTGAGGAGTTAAAGGCTACTATAGAAAAACTTTCTGACAAAAGTAGTGATAGACAGAATCCTTATGTGTGCAGATGTTTACCTAATACATCTTGTATGAATACATATTGTCCTAAGAGGACTACAAAAACTTCAGATGATTTTAATACAACAGAAACTGGATATTAATATGGGAAAGCAATTTAAAATATATGATACAGAAAAGACTGAGAAGCCTGAGGGGATGTTTGAGGAAACAAAACTTTGTGCTGCTAATGGTACTTACTGTTTATTGGGCTGCACTTATGAAGAAGATAAGAAGTGTGCTAGGTTAGAAGAAAGAAAGAAAGAAAAAAGAAAATGATACATGAATTTAGAGACCCTATTCCTGTAGTAATAGAGGATAACAAAGATGGCTATGCTATTTATGTGAGGGATTCTGGAACATGGGAAAATGATATATGGTGTGTAGTGCACTGTGACTCTGGTTGTATAAGGCATTATAGGTCTGACCAGATTAAGATGTATGCTAATGCCACTTTTAATATAACTAAAAATGATAAAAAATTTTAACATACCAATAACCAAAAGGATACAAATATTCCAGGTTTGGTTAGCTTCATTAAACTGGACTCTAGGAGTTAATCAGTTAACAGAAGCTGAATTGGAGATCTTCTCATACTTGCTATATTACAATGATCAGTACAAGTCCATTCAAGACCATAACCTTAGAATGGACTTACTGTTCTCTACAACTATCAAGAAGAAGATTAAAGATGAGTTTAATATTCCTACAGCTAAGTTTGAAACATACTTAAATAAATTGCGTAAAAAAGGAGTATTAGAAAAGAATTCTATTGTTCCTAGATTTATTATCTATCCTGAGGATAAGCTCCAAGTTTCATTTACATGTGGTTTAACAGCTACTGTTCAGAGACCAGTAGTAGTTCCTGAGTCCCCTAAAGTGGAGGAACCTATAGTACAGGAAGAAGTAAGAGAGGAATTTATAGGAGAATATAATGATGAGCCCTATGAAGAACCAATTGATGAGCTGGATGAGCCAGATAGTGATGATATTGAGCATCATGATTTTAGGGATCCGTTTGATAAATATTTTAATAATAATGGTCAACCACCGATGGAGTCATGGATGTAATACTAGAAAGAATACTGGAGGAGAAAGCCAAGGAACTGGAGATAACTAAAGGACAGGCAGTTGAGATATACAAGTCTGTTTTTAGTTTTATAAGACATACTACCTCACAAACAAGTACTGATGACCCATCTTCATTTAAGTCTGTGTATGTAAAAGATTTAGGAGTATTCTATCCTAAACTAATTGTAGCAGAAAAGATAGAAGAAGCTAAAAGGTTAAAAAGAGAAAAAGATGAAGATATTTGATATGGCAGATAATAAAGTAGTGTTTGACTCTGCTTTATTAATGGTACCTGAATTTAAGAAGCTTTGGGATGAAGATAAGAGTAAGACCAAAGATATTGCATTTAAGCAGTTTGCTTACATATATTTTATCTGTGACTCAGGAAGTCCATATGCTAACTTCCCAGATGAGAAAAGAAAGGAAGCAGTTGCCAAGGATATGTTCAAAGGAGAAGTAAAAGAAACTCCAAACTTACATGCAGCTATGCAGAAGTTTAAAGAGTTAGCTGAAACTCCTACACAAAGATTGTTAACAAGTGTTAAAAAGAAGATAGACCAGATAGCTACATATTTAGATACAACTGTTTATGATGATGATAACTCTAGTAGTCAGTTAAAGTCTATAGAAAGTACATCTAAACTAGTTGCACAGCTAGCTGTCCTAGAAGATGCAGTAAATAAAGAAAAAGCTACTGCAAATACTAAGAGATCAGGAGAAAAGAGAACAAGAAAGTATGAAGATTAGTGTTGCACCTGCATATTTCCAAGAAGCTGCTAACTTCTTTAGGGAACATGGTACATATACCAAGTATCCTTTAGGAACTTATCAGTTTGATGAGTTTTGGGACAACGAAACTAAGAGGTGTATGGAGGGAATGACCTATGGCAACCTACATATTCCTGGAACATACTACTTTTATTTGAATTATACGCAGATTGAGAGGACTAATCCTAGAAATGGTAGGAAACAGAGGGATTTTCCCATGTTTACTGACGTGGATTTGGAGTATTTCCAGCATTTAGAGAGAGCAAGGAAGGAACAGAAGGGTGTAGTGTTGGTAAAACCACGAAGGATTGGATTTTCCTACAAGTCTGCAGCTATTATAGCCTATGAGTTTACATTTTTTAGGGATTCCAAGTGTATTATAGGTGCTTATCAGTCTGTATTGTCTGAAAATACCATGAGGATGTCACTAGACAACCTTAATTTTCTAGACTTACATACAGAATGGGGTAAAGAAAGGAACCCTAACACCAAAGAATTTGTTAAAGCAAGGTATAAGAAAACAGTAGATGGGGTAACTGCATGGGCAGGCTTTATGTCTGAGATACATTGCTACACTTTTAAGGATAATCCATTTGCTGCCATTGGTAAATCAGCCAACTTGTTCTTGTTTGAAGAGGGTGGTAAGTGGCCAGGTCTATTGCAATCATATAATATCTCTGAACCTTGTTGGAAAGATGGGGATGACTTAATTGGAGTACCTATCATACAGGGTACAGGAGGAGATATGGAAGGTGGAACACAGGAATTTGCTGAGATGTTCTTTCATCCTGAGAAATATAACTGCTTAGCTTTTCCTAATATATGGGATGAGGATTCTAAGGGTACAAGTTGTGGATGGTTTATCCCAGCTACAAGGATGAGGATGGGTAAATATAAGGATGAGTTTGGAGAACACCCAGATTGGAAGAACAAAGAGATGATTGATGAGTTTGGTAATTCTTTAGAAGAAGTAGCTAGACAATCTATCTTAGATCAAAGAAGAAGAGCTGACCAAGGTTCAGATCCTCAGGCTAAGATAGACTCAGTTACTCAGTATCCACTTACTCCTAAAGAAGCTTTCTTGCAAAGCCACTCATTCTACTTTCCTATAGTAGAGTTAAAAGCAACCTTAGCTAAGATGGATGACTCTATAGAATTATCCAAACATAGTGTGGGTAGATTGATATTTGAGGAAGGGGAACTTAAATGGAAAGATGTACAGGATGGTCAGCCATTCAGAGAATATCCAGTACAGTCAGCCACTGAGGGTATGATAGAGATTTATGAGGTTCCTAGAAAAGATGACTCAGAAATAAATGTAGGAAGATACATAGCAGGGATTGACCCTTATAGATATGACAATGCTTCTACAGACTCTGTGGGATGTATATTAATATTTGATAGATTGGCAAGACGCATAGTAGCAGAATATACAGGTAGGCCAGAATCTACTGATGTATTTTATGAAACCTGCCGTAAGTTAATTTTATACTATGGAGCTTCAGGTATGTATGAAGCCAACGTAACAGGATTATATTCTTATTTTGACAAAAAGAAAGCTTTACACTTATTAGCTGATACCCCTAACAACCTGAGAGACAGGAACACATGGAGACCTAACACTAATACATCTAAAGGTATTATTGTATCTAAGCCTGTGAAAGACAGAGGGTTAGAATATATTAAGCAGTGGTTAAATGAGCCAGAGTCAGAAGAATCAGAACGTAAGATGCTAGAAAAGATAAGGTCTGTAGGGTTACTTAAGGAGCTAGTATCCTGGAATCCAAACCCTAGATCTAACTTTGATAGGATATCAGCTTTAATTATGGTTATGTGGTATGATGTAACTTTACAAGAATATAATCGTATTAGCATAGATGATACCCCTCAGAAGAAGAAAACTTCTTCATATTTTGATAGATACAAAATGAAGAGGGATAATCAAGACATTTGGATGAAACACTTTAATAATATAATTACTGAATAATGTTTTCAAAACTATTCGCACCTCCTAGCCAATTAGTAGCAGACAATATCAAGAAAACCAAGAAATGGCAGAATGATACTATTGATGCTTTTGAAGCTTTGGTTTTATTTGAAAATAGACAGATTAAAACCTCTTACTATAATAAGATAACAAACTACAACCTTAAGAGAGGTATCCTAAACATGAATGACATGGAAAGAGTAGTAGACCCATATGGATTGGGTTTAGGAACTTTCCCTGCTAAGATGGAGCATAAGGGTATTGGTAATGCTAAGATTGATCTTCTTGTGGGAGAACACATGAAGAGGAAGTTTGACTTTAGAGTAGTAAGATCTAGTTCAGATCAAGAAGGCATTAGAGAGATTGAAGAAAAGAAGCTTGACAAGATAAAAGAGTTTATTGCTCAAGAAGTACAAGATCCTAACTATGATCAATCTAAAGCTGAAAGAAAATTAAATGAACTTCAGCAGTACATTAATTCTTCATTTTTTGATGTAGCAGAAAGAGGGGCTAATAAACTTCTTAAGTATTTGTACAAATATCATAATGTAAAAGATATGGTATTTGATCCAGCTTTTGAAGATGCTCTTATTTGTGCAGAGCAGTTTGCTTTTATTGAAGAGCTAGGTGGAGAAATGGTAATTAGAAAAGGAGATCCAACTAGGATCTTTACTATTATGAATGGGTATTCAACTACTGAAAGAGGATTGGAAGCTTTAGTAGAGATTACCTATCATACAGTTTCATCTATTGTAGATATGTTCCATGATGAGCTTACCTATGATCAGATCAAGGAGATTGAGATGTACAGAGGTATGAATGCTGGAGTAGGCTCTTACTTTACATACCCTATGTATGGGCATGTGGGAGAGTTAGCTATTCCTTCAGATTCTATGACTGCTAAGACTCAAGACTTGATGCCACTTGGAGATCTAGATGTACCTATGTTCTCTAGTTATTTTGATGCTAGAGGTAACATTAGATTATTACATTGTATTTGGAGATCCAAGAGAAAGGTTAAGTTAATTAAGTACATGGATGAAAATGGTCTTGAGATGTTTAGATATGAACATCAAAAATACCAGATAGATGAGTCTGTAGGAGAAGTAGTAGAAAGAGAAGAGTGGATTAATGAATGGTGGAGAGGTTATAAGATTGGAGCTAATATGTATTTAAAAGCTCAGCCTATACCTTACTTATCTAACTCATTAGAAAACATTGCTAGACAGGATCCTCCTGTAATTGTTCAGTATTATAATACAAATACTTCTAGGGCTCAGTCTTTAATGGACATTATGAAGCCTTATGATTATTTGTATGATATATTTGACTATAAACGTCAGATATTAGTTAACTTAATGTTGCCAGATATTGTACAGTTTCCAACAAGTATGATACCTGATAACATGACATTACATGAGTTTTTAAACTATGTAACTTCAACAGCTTTCATGCCTATGGATCCTACAGCAGATGTAATGACTCCTAAAGGTATGCAGTCAGCTGGAACTTTCAACACAATTACTCCTAACAGGTTAGCATCTAACCAGTCTGGTCCTATCAGTGTACTTAACCAAGTCTTAGGTAATATTATGCAGACTATGGATATAGTATCTGGTGTAACACAACAAAGGCAAGGTGCTATTAGTTCTACAGAACTTGTGGGTAATGTTGAGAGATCAGTGTCTCAATCTTCTATGACTACAGAAAGATGGTTTTCTAAAAATGAATTCTTTAAAGAAAGATGTTTAAGAAGAATGCTAGATATTGGTATTAATCTTCTGCGTAAAAATCCTAAAAGGCTATCTTATTTATTAGATGACTTTACTAAAGAAGTTATGACTGATGATGAGTTAGCAGGAATTATGTCTGCAGATTTTGATTTAATGGTGTCTAGATCTTCTGATGATGCAATGTTGTTGCAGATGATTGAACAAAACTTTCAACAAGCAGTTGCTTCTGGTACTGCTAGTATTTCAGATCTTATTACAGTATTTAAAACTGAGAGTGTTCAGGATGCTGCTAGGATTATGAAAAATAAAGAAAGAGAAAGAGAAAACAAACAGCAGCAAATGCAAGAACAGCAAATGCAAGTTCAACAGCAAGCTATGCAACAGAATGCACAGATAGAGCAAATGAAGATGGAACTAGAAATGAAAAAGCTAGAACTAGATAAGTATAAGATTGATACAGAAGCTCAAACTAAAATTCAAATTGCTACTATTCAAACTTATAACAGACAACAAGAGCTTGATCTTAATATGAATCAAATTCCTGATCCATTAGAATTACAAAAGGTTTATCAGAAAGAAAGAGAAACTGAAGCTAAGAGAATGGATAAGCAATTAGAGATACAAAGTAAACAAGCTATTGAACAACAAAAACTTGCTTTAGAAGAAAGAAAACTACAGAATCAAAAAGAGATTGAGCAGATGAAAGCTGAGACTGCAAAAGAAGTTGAAAGAATGAAATTAAGAAATCCAGTATCAGGTGAAAAAATCTCTAAGAAAAAGTAAAAATGAAAATCATACAGTTGGATTCTGCTCCATACAATCAAGATGTATGGGTCATAGTAGGTAATTCAGCTTCTGATGCTATTAAGTATATAAATGAAAAGTTTAAAGATAACATTGATAAATTGGACAATGATGGTGAGAGATGCATGGGATTTCAATGGAAAACTCATTATCCTAGCGGAATTTATGAAAAGGCTAGATTTTTTGTTTACATTAATCTAGAAGCATCTAAGAAAGCATCAGTCATAGAACACGAATTAATACACTTAACTTGGGATATACTAACTCATGTAGGAGTTAGACTAACCCCTAGCAATCATGAAGCACAAACATATTTATTTGATCATTTATTAAAACAATTAAAACTTAAATTACATGGAAGAGTCAATAATCGAAGAACTCAAAAATCTAAGAAAAGCAACCAAAGGAAGTCCTGAGGAATTCTTTGCTAAGCTAATGCACTCTAGAGATGTTATCCATCTAGCACACTTAAGCACAAGAAGCTATGCAGCTCATAAAGCTTTAGGTGGTTACTATGAGGATATTGTAGATTTAACTGATAGTCTTATTGAAGCTTATCAAGGAGTGCATGGTATTGTTAAAATTAGCATACCTGCTTCTACTAATGAAGAGCCTATCAAGTATTTGCAAAACTTACATAGCTATGTAGATGCTAATAGAGAGATGTTCAAAGATTCAGCAATGATAAATCAGATTGATGAGATTAAGTCTCTTATTCAATCAACCCTTTATAAACTAAGGTTTCTAGGATAGGTATATAGAAGTTGTATATAAATGCTATATACACAATCCATAACTGTATCTTTTTTGAATTTTATATGAAACTTTATTTAATTTTGTAAGTATAATTAAACAACTTTAAAGTATGGCACTAGAATTTCTTAATTCTTTAAAAGTAGAAGAACAGCCCCTTCTCAGCATGTCTGAGATGGAAGGCTCTGCGTCTTCTTCTACACCTACTGATTCATCAGAAGCGGCAAATGCTGATGTATCTAAGGTTACATCTATTGATGCAAAGTCATCTAATGATCTTTTACCTATTTCAGAGATCACTACAGATGATGATTTAGAGAGTAAACCCTCAGCAAGTGAAGACACTAAATCTTCCTCACAAAAGTCTTCAGCTAAATCATCATCTAAAAAATATGCTGCAATCATCAAGGCTCTTAATGAAAAGACTGGAGCTTTTGAAGATTTCAATGAAGAAGAGTTTGAGGATTCACCTGAAGCTTTTCTAGATTATATTGATAACTATGCTTACAAAAATGCTGAAGCATTAGCTACTGATTACATTCATAGAAACCTTTCTCCACTACAACAGAAGTTTGTAGATTTAGTAGAGAATGGTATGTCTGAAGATCAAGCAGCAGATATTGTTAAAGGTTACAAGTTAGCAGATAATGTAAATGAAAATACATTAACTGAAGATCCTGAAAAAGCAAAGAAACTTTATGCTGAATACTTGCGTTATAC